GCAGCGTCGAGCCGAAGAAATCCGCCGATATGATGTCGAGCCAGCCGTCCGTCGCCGTGGCGATGCGCAATTGGAGCTTTGCATATGCAAGCACCGCGTACACGTTCGCGAAGATGGCCGCGAAGCCTGTCAGAAGCGCCGTCAGGATTGGCGGTGCATCGCCGAACCAGCCGCGCGGCAGGAGCGCCTGCAAGCGCCCCAACATGTCCTGCTGATCGCCAGTCGCCATTAGGTCACCGTGATAGTTGCCGCTTTCACGACAGTTTTTGCATCGGCTGTCACATCGGACGTTCCACCGTTCAGCGTCACGCCTGTGACGTTCGTCACGCCGGGAGAGGCGTCATACGCGACCTGCGCGAGGCGCGAGTAAGCCAGCGAACTGCCGAGCGGCAGCGCGTTGATGTAGTTTTGAAGCGCGGTTTGAACCAGCGCCGCGACGGTGCTGTGCGTGTAGCCGGCTGCCGTGGTGATCGCCATTGCGACGGTTGCAGTCACGACGATCGGCTTCTTCACGTCGAACGTGCTCGTGAATGGCCGCACCGCGTCGATGGCGTTGTAGACGGTCGAAACCAGCGTGTCAGATGGCACGCCCGAGCCGTCGTCGACCACCACATAGAAATACCCGGGCTGGTAGACGCCACCGTAGGTGTAATTCTCGGTGATCGTGTATGTCAGACCCTGCTGCAGCGACGTGATCGCGTTACCGATGGCTGCTTTCGTCGCCTTCGACAGGCTCAGTAGCCACGATTGGAAGCGCGCGAGTGCGTTGGTGTCCGTCTCCGCGTCAACCGCGTTTGTGAAGGCTGCGGCATTCGTCACCGTATCGACGCCGGGCACCGACTGCGACAGTTGCGAGATCGTGCCAGCGAGCACATTGCCGCCTGTGCCGGCCGTTACGGCTGTCACCGTGACGCTGAGGCTTGCCGTGCCTGCCGCCAGCACATAGCCGCCGAGCGCCGCACTGTATGCAGGGTTCGTCGTGTCAGTGTTGACTGTGAATTGCTCCGTGCCATCCGTCGTCTGAACGACTGTGCCGACCGGAACGACCGCCTGCGACGTTGGCGTGAAGCGCGAGAACGTCACCGTGCCGGTCGCATACGACGCAGCCAGTCGCGCAAAGCCGAAGTCAGCAAACCACGAATCGAGATCCGATCCTGTCGACGTCGACGCGCGCGTGAGCGCGAGCATTTGCAGGATCATGCCCTGCAGCCAAAGCGCGATTCCTGACACTGCCTCGCCGAGCGCGCGAAACACCGTGCCGATGTTGAAGTTCAGGATCGCGGACGTCACCGAACCCTGCACCGTAGACGCAAAGTTTTGAAGCATCTGCGTCAGCGATTGCGTCTGTACGTTTGCCATTTATTGGTTTATGTCGAATGAGAGGGTCGATACCTGGCCCGTCACGGCGTCGGCATACTGGATCGTCACCGCGGCGCCGTTGTTGAACGGCGTTACCGTGACAACCGGCGTCGGGGATGTGGCGATGCCCGCAATCGTCTTGATCGTCGATTGAATCGTGCCGCGCAGCTCGGACACGTTGAGCGTCTTGCCGATGCGCCGCGGAATGCCAGCGCCGAAGTCTGCATGCCAGGTGTAATCGGGCGAGGCTATCGGGTTGCCGGCCGAGTCGGCTAGCTGCGGGTTCGTCATCAGCGCGCGGAGCAATTCCTGTTGCGCGAGTGTGTCGCCATCTGCTACAGCAAGATCGCCATTAGCCGAGATCGCAAGGTCATTGCTCCAGAAGTGGTCAAGGTCGCTCATACAGGGGCTCCAGTGTTGGCGCCGCCGTTGCCGTTCGAGTGAACGTGCGTGCTGCCGATGGTCTTGCCGTTGTTGGTTATCGTGCCGGTCGTATTCAGGTTGCCGGTGATGGTCGATGTGTTGCCGCTGCCGTTGTCACCAGACACGGCCATGCCGCCCTGACCAGTGATCGTCTGCTTGACGAGCACCGTGTTATTCATCGTTACAGGCCCGGTGAAGGTGTGAGATGTCGCCGCATAGGTCGCGCCGGCTGCCGCCTTCATCTCTACCGTGCCGTCGTTGTGAAACTTGAGAAACGAGCCCGATTTGTGGACGATCCACGTCTCACCGGCCGGCACCGCCGGCGGCACGTTCACGTTGGAGAAAAACCGCCCAACGATCTTCGGTGCAGCATTGGAGCCGTCAGAAAACGACACCATCACCATGTCGCCGATGTTCGGCGCCGTCAGCACGCCGAAGCCATTGCCCACACCTACCGCGCCGAGCGGAATCCAGCCGGTTTCGGTGAAATCCGAATCGCCGACGCCCTGAAACGTGACCTTGACCGAGTGCGTCGACGCGTTGTAGCTGCTGATCTGCGCCATGCGTGGCTTGGGAATGCGACCGGCAGCCGCCTCCGCATGCGAGCGCATCGTGTTCGCTAGTTCGTGGTAATTCATCAGAGCGGGACCGCCTGTGAGGTTGCAGCGTGGTTCTTGCCGTGTACGGTCATCTCGAAGCCGCCGTCGAATGACATGCGGCGCACGATCTGCGACGGGTAATACGTCTGGTCGAACGCCGTTCCTGTGCCAGACACCTGAATCACCGTCTGCGCGTTCAGCGTCACGTCGCCCGGAATGCGGCACGAGAACTTCATCTCGTGCGCAACGATCAGGTCGTATTTCTGCTGTGCGATCTGTAGCGCGCGCTGCTTGTCGATGTTCGGATAGAAGAACGTGAACACCTGGCCGCCGCCGGCCGTCGTCGCCTGACCAGGCTGCAAGCTGCCGACCTTCTTTGGCGGATATGTGGCGTTGAAACCGTACTGGTTCTTGTCATTCCATGACCGGACGATGACCGTCACGCCGCGCGAGACCGTTAGCGTGCGCTGAAACTGCATGTCCTCGACATTGCCGGCCATCGCTCGATAGTCGAGCTGCGTCGGATTGACCTGCGTCCAGACGATCGGGTAAGGCGCAGAATCGGCGGCCGGTGGTGGCCCGAAATACAGCGTCTTGTCCTTCACGGTAACGATGAAGCCTTCCTGCTGCGCGAGAAATGAGAGGATGTCCCACTCTGTACGCTCATCCATCAGGTTGACGTGCTCGATGTCGTAGTAAGCGCCGGCTTTTGTCTTGGTGGCGGTCACTTGCGGAGTTAGTCCGCGGCGCTTTGCAAGCGTCGTTGCGATCTGGCTCGACGTCTGGTTCTGGAACTTCTCGGTCGTCTTGGTATCGATGAAAACGCGCGTCAGATCACGGCCGTGCACGGTCACTGTGTCGCTTGCTATGTCGTAGTCGATCGTGTCGACCTGCCCGAAGATCAGCTTCGTCAGATCCTGCGGCGTGAAATAGTCGTAGTCCTCGGGAAAGCCCGCGAATATCTCGACGAACATGTCTTTCTGGCCGCTGAACCAGTTCACGTCAGTGGCTGGCGGCAGTGACGAACCCGCGAACCGGATGGAAAACGTGTCCGCAGACGAAAGCGCGTTGTTTTCCACTTCCCAATCGAGCCATGCGGTACACAGCGTCATTTGGTCGGATAGCGAAGTGCCGAGCGTGACCACACCTCGCGGCACAGTCACCAATCCGGCAGGCTGTGTCACGAGAATGCGATCAGCACTAGGCATTAGGTACTCCGTCTGAAGATGCCGCGGTATTCGTGGCCGGCAGCGCGATGTTCTGCGTGCCGCTGATGTTCGGATCGCCGCCGAGCGACGGATTGGCCTTGGAAAGGCTCACCCATCCGGTCGCATCCTTGTAATACTTGGCTGCGATGTCGTACAGATTGCCGCCGACGACCGTGATCGTCTTGGACGCGGAACCGATCTGGCCGATGTTCGTGCCGATGCGCGACAGCACGCCTTGCAGTTGCAGCAATTGCGGCTGCTGCGTCATCGTGTTGACCTGCGCGCTGAGTTTCGACACTTGCTGCGCGATCGGATTGTTCGGCAGCAGGCCGCCAACCGTCGCGACGCTTTGCAGCGTGTTCTCGCCGGCGGCGATCAGCGTAGTCACCTGCGCCTGAACCGTGGCGAGCGGCGCGAGGACGCTTTGCAGCGTGCTTTTTGCTGCCGTCGCAAAGCTCGACACCGCACCGATCGCCGTCGTCAGCGTTCCCATGCTCGACGTGAGGCCAGCATTGCCGATCTTCGAGCAGATGCCGTTCGCAGTCGAAATGTCGGCGCCGATCAGCGAGTCAATGCCGGGCGCTGCAGTCGGACCCTGCGCCGCGTTGTCGGCGACGACATCGAGGCGAATGCGGTAGTAAATCTCGTACTCGCGCTGAAAGTCCTCGACGAACTCGCTGATGACGACCGCATAGCTGTATTCGCTGAACGTCAGCGTCAGCATCTTCTGTGCGAGCGCCATTTGCTTAAGCGTGCGCGCGCGGTCTAGCGCATTCGAGCCGAGCAGCATCCCCGACCACTCAAGCGGCGCCGGGTCATAGCCCATCATGTTGACGTTGCGCGCACCGCCGACCATCTTGCGGACGACGGTGCGGATAGCCGTCACCATAGTGATGCGCTCGGGGATTTCGTACTCGGAAAACGTGAAGTCGCCGAGCTGCAAAA